GATGGCAATCCCCAGCCCGTCAATCTCGTAGACTGCCACCCAGTCGGATGGCCCCTCAAGCCGCTTCCAGGGCACTAGGTCGGGGTGCAGGACATGGGCCTCGCAACCGGTACGTTGGGACTCAAGCGGCACAATGTCATCCCACTTGGCGCAGTGCCAAGTGCTATCGCTCAATGGCGTAATGTGGGCGCAGGTGCGGCAGTTAACGTGCTTGGTAGTCTTGCTGCCGTGGCAAAAGTCATGCCCAGGGCAAATCTTGCACTCAAACCAAGTGGGGTCAGTGCTTATCGGTGGTGGCAAGCGGTCAGTCAAAGTTAACCGTTGCCCACGCTCAATGGCCTTCACCGCATGGTCTTTGTCGTACTCAAGCCGCTCTGTGTATATACGGTCATCGTCCTTGCAAACGGCAACATACAGCGCACGTTTCAGTGAAGTACCGTGCATATACACTTGGCACTGGGTGTAATGCTGGGGCTTGCTCTTGCCCACGCCATTTTTCTCTAAATCATTGAATGACTTTAAAGAATGGGTCTTGAACTCCAGTACGTGTTCAGTCTTAGGCGCACCGGGTACGCCCTTGCCAACCCCGTCCAGGCTCCCTGATACGTGACTGCCAAAGTCCACCTTGGTCTGAGTGCCATAGACATGGATGCCTGCCGACCTCAAGTCACTGATGATGGTGGCCTCCTCATTAAAGCCGCGCCGGAACAAGCGCAAGATGCGCCCCTTAAACTTCTCCTGCACGGCCCACCGAAACGACAACCAGAGCCAACGTTCGCAGTGGTGGCCCAAGGTGCTTGCCCCCATGTGAGGGCGGGGCTTTTCCAATCTTTCCTCATGGGCTTGGTCAATCAGTGAAGTTATGGTAATCTCTGCATCTGGTATTTGCACGTTGTACTCCTGTAGTGATTGACCCCGCCGTTAAAAGCGGGGTCTTTTTTTAGGTAGGGGTTTTCTTGGCCCACGGTGATGCGCCAAACTTAGGTGGCGTAGAAGACTTTGCAGGCGCTGCACCAGCAGGCTTAAACGGCGTCACAGCAGCAGGGGCAGCACCGCCCAATGCGCGGTAGCCTTTAATCTCATTGCCTGCGTACTCGCCCGTTTTCACGGTCAGCTTGATGCCCAAGTTGCCGCCAATCAGTTGGTCAGTGTCCTGCACTTTGGCAAGGCCAATGGCTCGCATAATCTCGCCAAGCTGTTGCCGCCCGATTTCCTCAGCCTTGGTGCTGGCGTTCTTGATGTTGAGATTGCCAAAAACTACCCGGCCCTGATGGGTCGGCCCAGTGATGGTGTACTTGCAAGCAATGTACTTGCCATCGCCTGCCTTGGTTGCTTTGACTTCAGCGCCGGTGATGGTAGCGTTGTACCAGCCATCGGGCAGTGGCTCAAAGTTAGAAGTGCCTTGCGGCAGAGAGTCAACATTAAATTCTTCGTCTAGAAAAGCCATGATGATTAGTCCTTCGTAATGGTAAAAGTAGGGCGTCCAGGCGTGGACGTTATTGCATCAAGCAAAGGCCCGGTCACGGCGTCAGCAGCCGCATCCCATGCCTTTACGTTGATCTCGGGTTTCCACCTAAAAAGGCTGGACAGGTGTTCAGATAGACCGGCTTCCGCAGCCAACATTTGCAGCTTGTCAGAGTCAACCTTCTTGTTGATGCGGCCCTCCATCTTGATCTTGTAGCCGTCTACCTCATGGTTTACCGTGCCTTCCAAGTCTTTGGGCAGAGCAAACTCTTTGACCATTAGATCTTCTAGTTCCCGGCGGTCTTTGACTGCGGCAGCCTCAAGTTTCTTGGCGTCGAGCCAGCGTTGATATAGGGTGTTCATGGTTGTTCCTGACATTCTTTGACGTACTTAGTGAGGGAAGCAAGGGCATAACCAGCTTCTTTGACGTATTTATCAAACTGGTCAATTTGAACGTCAGTCATTTGATGGATTGCCATGTCCTTCATGTGTTGAACATTGGAAACCAATTCGCCTGTCCACAAGGCAATGAGTCCAACAGAGGGTTTCATGCTGCACCCCCTGTTGCTTTACTAATGGCGGCGTAAGCTACTGCTTTAGCGGCCTCCCATTCGTTCTTGCTGGAATCGGACAACTCCAAGTGAATCATCGCGTTCAAAACCTGCCCCAGCGCTTCCAGTAGATCAGGCGCAGCGGCAATAAGAAGGGAGTCCGCTCTGTTTTGCGGTATCCAGCATTGCAACTCAGGCTGATGAACACCTAACAATGCTTGCGGATGAGCAGCCCACGGCCCCAGCGTATACGCGCTCATGCCACACCCCCAATCTTGGCAATGATTTCACCCAGATCAGGTGCTTCCCAGCCGCCCAACTTTCCTGACCTATCCTTTGCAAGCCAGATGCCATCGCTGTCGCACATCAACGCCCGTTGAGTGTTGCCCTCGGCATCCTTCTCAACCCGCAGCGCCAGCACTTCATCAAAGAAATAAGGCAGTGCCTGCCCTGTCTTGTTACCCGGCATGGATGGGCTGTACAGTACACGGCCCATTTCATCCTGCGTCTTTTCTAACTTCGCGGTCATCAAAACATGGCGTCCAGGCAAGTCGCGGAAGGCGCGAATAATGTCTGCCATCTGCTCTTGCATGGCTCCATATGCCGCCCTCGGGTCTTTGTTAACCTTCTTCTCATGGTTCAAGCAGACCTCGGCAATCTCCGAAATGGAATCCAGCGCGACTGACTTGTGGTCAGAATCCGCTACCCAAGCGTAAGCCTCGCGCAAGTCTTCCATGCTGGTGATCTCCAAATAGGGCAAGTCAGCATCTTGTATAGACAACAACCCGCCCTCCGCAGACAACACCACAGGTTGCGGTAAAGTCTTAATCAGGCTGGTCTTGCCAGCCCCTGCCTGCCCGTAGACAAGCAGCTTCACGCCGTTGGCACTGATGCCGCTGGTACGTTTTAACGATATAGCCATGTGGCTCTCCTTCTGGTTGCGTTCCCGTCTGGACTCAGTTCGGAACGTGCTTGCAGTCTAACACAAGTTCATGCTACAGTGTCAACAACTTTTTCACAACAAGGTAAAAATAAATGACAGACCCCTTCAAAATTGACAGTCCAACCTGCATCAGCTTCAGCGGCGGCAGGACAAGCGCCTATATGCTTTGGCGTGTTCTACAGAGCGGGGGGGGGCATCTACCAAGCGAGGCCGTTGTCTGTTTTGCCAACACGGGCAAGGAAGATGAAAAGACGTTGGAATTTGTGCGGGACTGTGCTGTGAATTGGCGTGTGCCGATTGTGTGGCTGGAATATGTGTCGCACGTTGAGCCTGCACAGCGTTTTAAAGTGGTTTCTTTTGAGACTGCGAACAGGGACGGTGCGCCATTTGAAGCAGTCATACGGCACTACGGCAAATTGCCGAATCCAGTTAACAAAGTTTGTACTTCAGAACTAAAGTATCGCGCTTTAGGCCGTTATTTGACTTCAATTGGTTGGGATGATTGGGATTCAATGATCGGAATACGCGCAGATGAGCAGCGTAGGGCGGCAAAATTAAAATCAGACAGGAAAGGTGAAACTCCAATTGCACCATTGGTTTCAGCCAAGGTTGACATTCAGCAAATTAGTGCGTTTTGGAGTAAACAATCTTTCCAGCTTGAGTTGCCTACGATAAACGGCAGGACATTGGCAGGCAATTGTGATCTGTGCTATTTGAAGCCATCTGCACAACTTTTGTCTTTGATTACAGAAAAACCAGAACGCGCGATTTGGTGGGTGCAGATGGAGGAGTTGGCAAAAACGCTTACAGATGGAGTTGCAAACAGATTTCACCTTGACCGCCCCAGCTACGCCTCAATGCTGCAATTCAGCAAAGACCAAACCAATCTTTTTGACCCTAACGAAGAAGCAATAGCCTGCTTCTGTGGAGACTAAACAATGACAGACCTCGCAAGCATCCTCGGTGGCCCCTGGTCGCCGCCAGCGCAACAAGCGCCTATCGCACCAGAGGATCAACTCAAAGACGCCATGCTAGGCGCAGGGCTAAAGCCACCAGACGCCATCCACCTAGATGGCAAGCTGCACCGATTCAACAGCGGTACTAAGGGCGAGGCAGGGCACGACAAACCCGGTTGGTACATTGCCTTCAGTGATGGCGTACCAGCAGGGCGCTTTGGCTGTTGGCGCTCTGGCATTGAATTGACCTGGAGGGCAGAGATTGGGCGCAGCCTGACAGTTGCTGAAGAAATGGCGCAGTCCAGACGCTTGGCAGAGGCCAAGACCAAGCGGGACGCCGAGCAGAAAAAGACCCGTGAGGTTGCCGCCAACACGGTGGAGATCATTTGGGCAGAGGGCAGCGCAGCAAATCCAGAGCATCCATACCTACAGCGCAAGGGCATCAAGCCTCACGGCGCAAGGGTGACAGGTGACGGGCGCTTGATGGTTCCGCTGTACAACGCAGGCGGCGAACTGTCATCCATCCAGTACATTGCTGGTGACGGCGACAAGAAGTATCACCCAGGTGGACAGACCGGCTCTATGTTTTGGATGCTGGGCCATTTGGAAGATGCCGATACCCTGTACCTTGCTGAAGGCTTTGCTACTGGGGCCACCATAGCGGAGGTTACGGGTAAACCCTGTGCCGTGGCCTACAGCGCCAGCAACTTGGTGTCAGTGGCAGGCATCTTAAAAACAGCGCACCCAAACTTGGACATTTGCATCGTGGCAGACAACGATGCGTCAGGCGTTGGGCAACGGTACGCAGAACAAGCATCAGCAAAATTTGGGGTACGCATGACCATGCCGCCAACTCAAGGGGACGCCAATGATTACGTGCAAGCGGGGGGCGACTTGGCGTTGCTGTTGAAGCCAGTGGCTACCGACTACCTTATCCATGCCGATGGCTTTTCAGCGCAGCCTGCGCCCATTGCGTGGCTTGTAAAGCACTGGATACAGGACAAGGCTTTGGTGATGGTGCATGGCCCTAGCGGTGGCGGCAAGACCTTTGTGACCTTGGATTGGATGCTGCACATTGCCAGTGGCAAGGCAAACTGGCATGGACACAAAGTCAAACCCGGCAACATGGTCTATCTTGCTGGTGAAGGGCATCACGGCCTGCGAAGCCGCATAGCAGCCTGGAAGCACCACAACAGTGTCAGCAACCTTAATATGTGGGTCAGCAAGTCAGGCGTAGACCTTAACACCGCAGCCGGTTACTTGCAGGTGGTCGAGGCCATACGCGCACTCAAGATCAAGCCAGATGTAATCACCGTGGACACCCTGCACCGATTCATGGCTGGTGACGAGAACAGCGCCCAGGATGCCAAGACCATGCTGGATGCCTGCGCTGCGCTCATGCAAGAGTTTGGCTGCACCGTCATTCTGGTTCACCATACAGGCGTTAGCGAGGAAGCCCAGCACCGTGCCCGTGGCTCAAGCGCATGGCGTGGCGCATTGGACATTGAGATCAGCGTCATACCCGGCAAGCCAGGGGTTGCCATGCAGATAGTGCAGCGCAAGAGCAAGGATGCTGAGATGGCAGCGTCAGTCTATGTTGATCTTGAAACGATAGCGATACCCGGCTGGCTAGACGAGGATGGCGAACCCGTCACTAGTGCGGTGATTATCAAAGGTGAGCCGCCACCAGAAACCCAGAAGGCAAGCGGGTTCAAGTCGTTTGAAAAAGCATGGTGGGAGTCAGGTGCAGAAGACCGTGGGGGTGCGCCGTACCTTACCAAATCTGCATTGATTGAGCATGGCGAAAAGAATGGACTCATTGGAACCAAGAGCAAGACATGGCGAAATATCCTGCGGGAAGATGGCACTTTCATCAAGCCGCTCATTGACGCCGGACTGATTGAAGCCCATGAGAACGGCTGGATTGTCATTGACCCCGGCACGGCAACAGGAATGATGCAAGCGAAAAAGTAATTGACAATCATCAAACTGTGGTAAACTTTAGCACATGAACAAAATCATACAACTGAAGGCAAAACTGAGGGCGGCGCAAGCTGAACTCTCTATCCGCACTCGGACGCATAACAGTGCGTCACGGGCTTACAACAAGGTGGTGCAACGCATTACAGACCTGGAGAAGAAAATTGAAGACTTGGAGAAAATTCCATCTTGAGGCTAACGAGTACAGCGAAGAACAACTGCTGGCGATGTTGGAAGAAGAAAAGTTGGTGCATAAGCGCGTGAAGATGTTGGAGCGCATCCACCAACGCTACTGCACCATGCGTACTAGCCGGGAGCGGCTGGAGGTGCTGAAGTTTGGGAAGAAACCATGAACTGGGTCGCTGCGGGGCTAATCGCCCTAGTCATGTCCACGGCCTACTTGCTCGACGGCCCGTCTGAGCATGAGGCACGGATAGATACGGTAGAAGAGAAAATTCAAAAGCTCTGTGGAGAAAACGCAGGCTGGAAGATGCTGGCAGATGGGTCGGTGCAATGCTTTACTCATCGTGGTTTCAAAACTCGGAAGGTGACGCTATGAATGACGATGACGACTACGAATTGGCAAACCTCATGTTTGTAATTGCAACCTGCATCTTGGTGCTGTTTGCCGTGACAGGCATTGCAGGCTTGGCTGGATTCTTGTGGGGGATGCTATGAATACAGAGGAAGACGAATTCAAGAGAATTGAAGCAGAGGCCAAGCGCCGAGCAGCGTTCCAGCGCAAAGTGGACGATGATATGAGGATTGCGTTCGAAGCAAAGTGGGACGATGATGACACGCAGGTTTACAAGAAGCCGTGGGTGGGGCTGACGGATGAGGAGTTTGACACGGCCATCAACAGCAACTTGACGATCACTGATTCAAGACTGCGCGATGGGGTGTATGGGGTGGCCCTTGACATCGCGGCACTGCTCAAGGAGAAGAACACATGAATGAAGATGACATCATCCTTATGGCAGACGCATCCGGGATAGCGTACTACGGCATGGGTAAAGATAGGGAGAAGTTTATCTATTACCTTAAAGCCTTTGCCAGCTTTGTCGCTGCCGCTGAGCGTGAGGCGTGTGCAAAACTGTGCGAGGCTCAAGGCGAGTACGGCTGGCAGCAGTACGCTGACGCTATCCGCGCAAGGAGCCAGCGCGAAGCACTGGCACAGCCAGAGCCAACCCCGTGGCGTGACATGGTGGTGGTTAGCCTAGTCCGGGAAGGCATCCTTAAGCACAAGGCGCGGGAGCTTGCGGATCACTTTGCAGCACAGCGCCAATGGGTGGGTCTGACTGACGAGGATAAGCAGACCGCAGTCTGGACAGATGGGACTTTTGGTGGTGGCGCACTGTGGGCGCAGCAACTGCTGAAGGAGCGCAATGAATAACTGGCCTTTTCCCACCGAGTTGCCGCCAGCGCAACCAAGCAAACCTATCCCATTCAACCCGCAAAACCATGAGGACGCACCGTGGTAATTTCAGAAAAGATTAGGGACGCTCTGGCACAGGCTCCAGATGGCATGACTGCCCTGGAACTTGCGCTTGCGCTGAAGGTTACGCCGACAGGCGTCAGTCGTTCCTTGGCCTTGATGCCTGACGCCTATATCGACCGCTGGGTCAAGACAACAGGGAAGTACACCGCCGTCCATTGCCTAGCTTTTGTCCCAGAAGATTGCCCACACCCATGACCCCTACATTCAACACCTGGGACAGAGCCGTACTGGACAAGTTTGCGCTTGAGGCTTACCTGCGGATGC